GTCTGGAGTTCGTAGCACAGGCTAATTGCCAAAGAGTACATTGCTGAGATCTCTTTGATGTTAACTTTCTCAACTTTGCCTGACAAAATGTCTTCTGGCTTAGGCATCTGTTTTGCCACTTTGCGGTGTGCCATAAACTTAATAGCAAGACCTTCACCAATTGCACCCGACACCAAATCTGTCAAAGTGTTCTCTGGCAAGTCATCATCTGCCAACAACTCACTTACAAACGACCAACTACGGGGAGTAGCAAACGATTTGCTAGAGCTCTTTGGGTCAAAGTCGTACAGGTCGCCTTTGGCAAAACCAACATAACCGACAACCTGCTCATGAATACGATTGCTAACAGCCCACTGGTGCCAGTCATCAAAGTCTGTACGCAACTCCAAGTGAACAAAACGGTTAGCCAATGGACTAGGCATGCGATAAGTTACACCTTTGTCAGTTTCACGGTTACCGGCGGCAACAATACTAACGCCTTTTGGTAATTTGTATGTACCAACACGACGATTAAGTACCAATTGGAACGCCGCCGCCTGTGTAGCAGGAGCCGCAGAGTTCAACTCATCTAAGAACAGGATAGCAGTAGACTCTGGATCTGTAGGCAACTCTGCGGGAGGTGCCCAAGTCATAGTGTTTTCTACACTATTGTAATATGGAATACCTTTAATGTCAGTAGGTTCCCACAGTGACAAACGGACGTCAATAACCTCACGGTCTTGCTCATCGCCGATCTGTTTAACAATGTCAGACTTACCAATACCTGGGGCACCCCAAAGGAAGATTGGACGCTGAATTTTGATTGCTTTACGAACTGCCGCCTTTGCTTCGTTGGGAGAAACGGTGCGATTGGTACTGATTTTTTCTGCCATTTTGAATCCTTAAAAAGTAGTGTTTACTGCGTCTTTCACAGTGTATATAGTATACTACAAAACAGCAGTCTTGTCTGTGGCTTTTTTGCTACTTTTAAACTTTGCATGACCGAATTTAGCCAAATTACCCGAGAAAAGAACCAGTTGTATAGCCATGCGCTCGCTGAACACATACACGGACTTTCGATTTACGTAGAATGGACAGTCGATATACTTGTCTAACCAAAGTATTTGATTGTTGTCAAACTTTGGGTTCTTATCTTCCATGTCTATTTTGTAGGATTTGATGTGTTTTTCAAATGATTCAAACCCTGTGTCCGTTAGTCGTAGCCCGCCAACAGCCTTGTTCCGCTGATTTACCCAAAATGTAGCGTAGAGTCTTTTGTAAGTTTTGGAGTCGTCAGGGTAACCTAAACACTTAATAATGTATTTGGTTAGTTCAATCTTCTGATTCATCTTGGACTTTCTCACCTGTAGTTAGTTTATATACAGAAAAGTCCTGACAGTTAAAGGCTTTATTGAGTTTTTCGGCAAGATTAAAGGCATGTCCACTGTTTGAAAAACTAACCTTTTTGTATTTAGGGCCAACTTCAGCGGCTAGTATGCTACTGGTTTTTAAGTTAACAGGCTTGTCTTGATAAAAGACAGCCCAGATGGCATCAGCCCCTAAAACTTGTTCTGTTTTATAAGTAGTTTTGTTTGTGATTTCTAATAAAACGGTTGGCTTAGGCCTGCTCATGTAAGTACGCTCCAAAAGTGCGTACTTATTTATCGCAAATACCGTAAACCGCCACCGTCCATATTAACCGTTATAACATCTTCTACAGCGGTTTTTTGTAGGTCTTCTTCTAACTTGCCTATCAATCGTGCCATCAATGTAGTAATGCTGTCTGCTAACAGCACGGCTTCGTCGGTTGTTATCGTTAGATTTTTTTGATTTGATTTAGATGCTATTTTGACTTTATTTACAAAGTTTTCAATAGGCATTGTATTAAGAGGACGCATCTGATTTCCCTACATTGTTTAAAATAGTTCGCATTTCAAGTTCTGTTTTAAACGGACCTTTAAATGGATAACGTTCTAACGTGATCAGTTTGGGGCAAAAGGATTTGACCCAGCCTTTGCGGAACTGAATAACATAGTATCCTGCACAATATTGGCTTTTGCTCTTTGTACTTTTTGCGTAGATAGGCAATTTTTTAACTACATTATACAATGGACCATATGGCTTTGAACTACATGGATAATCATATACTGAAAATTGGTTACCAACAGGTGCTACCTTTGTTTTTGCAAAAGGCTCAAACTGTACACCTAACTGGGCAATAACTTCGTCAAGTGTGCCTACTTCCATTTTAACACCTTGTTTATCTACACTGTAGATTTTCTTTTCTTTTCGTAGGGTGCCAATTTTTCTGCCGTCTTGTTCTAAGATCCAGCACTTTCCGTCAATAATAGGTTTAGCATTAATTAATTTCATTTACATACCTTGCACTTAATGGCTCTGCGTAACTTTGTACTTGTTCGCTAATTTTTTGTAAGTCGTATTCACCGCAGTATTTTAGCAAACGAATGCCGACTTGACTTAGATTCTTTTCTGCATCCTTAGATGCTTGGATTGTTTCAGTAATAAGTTTTTTAATATCATCTGGCTGTGCTGTCAAGTCGCATAACTGCACATTACGATTATAATCGTCTAGTACACGATGTTCAACACCTTCATGATCTGACCACTTTTGGAGCATCATGTTGTTCCAATTATATCCTTTAGATTCTCGATCGGCAAATGCGTCACGGAGACCAACCTTATTCTTTGTCCCCTTCTCGCGTACTCCCGGATACGCAGAGAAGATGTTGTCGGAGGTGTCGCCACGCATACACTTCTCAAAGAGTAACCATGTGGGGTCCGGTGCGCCTTTTGCCTCGCCAGTTTTCTTATCTTTAACAGGCTTACCCTTTTCATCAAAGTATCCTTCATGTGTAGTTGTAACTTGCATTACACCATTATATTGCTTGACATTGGGTGCAATCAATTGTGCAAAGTCGCCATCTGTCGAAATAATCACGTGGCTGTCGTTTGGATGTGCTTGAATGAATCCTGCAATTAAATCATCTGCTTCTAATTGTGGATGTTGTAAAACAGTACAGTTAGTCTTGTTGGTAATAAAGTCTTTGAACTGATCAAAAGTTTCCCAAAAGATCTTATCTTCTTCTTGTTCTCTCGGACTCTGTGCCGCACGAGCATCGCTACGTTGACGCTTATAAGGAGCATAGTAGTCCTTGCGCCACGAGCGACCTTCTAAGCAGAATACCACATGATGACCGTTAAAGTCTTTCCATGCTTTGCGGACACTGCTTAGTACAGTATGGATGCTCATGCCAACTTTATCTTCAGTTGAACCTCTAATAACGTGACGTGCTCTAAAAAATGTGTTTGCTGTGTCTACTAAAATGTATGTCATTAACTGACCTCAGATCTGCCGTTACCTAAACTGTTTACATCAATATAGCCAGAACCTCGTCTGTCCATACTAACACCTTCGTCTGCTCCAACGTTTCGACAAAGTTCACTGAACCATTGGTCCACAATCTCTTCATCCGTCTTGCCTTTGTAGCCTGCGTTCTTTAATTGTAACACAAAATACTCATTCCAGTCAAGTTCAAAGAATCCGTTCTTAATGTTCTCTTTGTTAACATGAGTACTCAATACAGCAACCCACGGCTCTTTATCAGCAGTAGCACGTTCTTTTGGACCTAACATTGCCTTTTCTGCGGCAAGTTGGAACTCAGCGGCACTTTCAATTGCCTTTTGTTTAATTTCCTCAGCAACCTTTACTGCTTCTTCTGCTTTGATTTTTTGTTCTTCTAATTTGCTAATACCAAAAAGTCGTTTGATAAAATTGTTCATTAGGTACCCCACTCGTTTTTAAACAATGGCACCTGTAATCTGTCGCTGTAGCGAAGACCGTGTTTCATAGCCGCTAGTGCTACTGTTTTATTATTTAATGAGTAAACACTTTCAATTCCACCAACTGGCATCAAATATACAGGACCTTGGAATCCGGCCGCTCTATATTCTTCTGTGGCTTTTAATGCGTCTTGGATGTCGTCTTCTGTGGCCACTACAAACTTCAAATATACATAACCGTAGTTTTCGTAGTCAACAACAACTTTAGGTTTGATAGCATCTTTCCAAGGCTCTCCGCTACCTGGCAGTTTAGCACTTACGCT